GGCAGAAATTGACTGATAGTGATTTCGTAGAAGCACAAAAACTTTTCTTCCAATATAATCAGTTACAGCAGGAACGTAACGAAGCAGTTTCACAGTTTGAAGCCAAACGGCAAGAGGCATTGACTAGACAGCAACAAATGATTGCGGATAGAGTAGCGAAAGGTAAAGAACAGCTTGCAAAAGAGATACCTAATTGGAGTCCTGAGACTACCCAAGAAATTATTTCTAATGCTAAGAATTATGGCTTTACTGATGACGAACTCAATCAAATCATTGACCCTCGACACGTTAGAGTGTTGCACGATGCTGCGCAATGGCGAAAACTACAAAGTAAGAATTCAGTAACGAAGAAAAAGGTCGCAAGTGCTAAGCCTGTAGTGAAACCAAGCTCCAAAGACCCAAAAAGAACTGTTAATTCTAATGCTAAAAAAATGCGTGAACAATTACGCAAATCAGGCAAGAGTGAATTAGCAAGTAAATTAATTGAAAACATGCTTTAAGGAGTAATTAATCATGGCAGTATCAGCAACCAATAGCTATACTGGTGCAGGTATCGCGGAAGATTTCCAAGATATTATCTACGATATTTCACCAGAAGAAACACCATTGTTATCAATGGCAAAAAAATCAACAGCAGGTCAAACATACCATCAATGGCAAACAGACGTATTAGCAGCAGCAGCAACTAATGCGCAACTTGAAGGTGATGACGCTTCATATGCTACTTTAGCAGCAACAACTGTATTAGGTAACTACACACAGATTTCACGTAAAACTGTGCAAATTTCTAATACATTTGACGTTGTTAAAAAGTATGGCAGAAAATCAGAAGTTGCTTACCAATTAATGAAAGCTGGTAAAGAACTTAAACGTGACATGGAATTCGCATTAGTGCGTAACCAAGCATCATCAGCAGGTGGTGCAGGTACAGCTCGTTCATCAGCTGGTATCGAATCATGGATTGCTGGCAACAGCGTTAAAACTACCGCAGCATCTACAGCAACAACACCAGGTTTCTCTGGCGGTGCAGTTGCAGCTCCAACAGATGGTACAGCAGGTACTTTTATTGAAGCAGATTTAAAATCAGCTTTAGAATTAGCATGGTTAGATGGCGGTGAGCCAACAACTATCTTGATGTCTTCTGCTAACAAGAAATTGTTCTCAGCATTTGCTGGTATCGCAGAAAAACGTCATATGGTAAATGGCACATCAGAAGCTGTTATTACAGCAGCAGCTGACGTTTACGTTTCTGACTATGGTAACCACACAGTTAAATTAGATAGATTCATGCGTGATGAAGCAGTGTTATGCTTAGACCCACAATACGTTGGTGTAGCATCTTTACGTCCAATCACAAAAGAAGAACTAGCTAAAACTGGTGATTCAACTAAATACTTGATGACAGCAGAATATGCGTTAGTGGTTAATAACCCTGATGCTCATGCTAAAGTTCAAGGTGTTGGTGCTTAATCAACATTGATGTTATAATAGGGGGATAGAAATATCCCTCTATTTTTATTATGGCTATATTATTTGATAAAGACCCATTAACAGGTGTAACGCAATATTACGATTACGACCCATCTAAAGATTTGCATATGATACATAATGTGCAAGATTTTTCACCATTAATTGAAAAGTTAAAAGAAGCAAGAAATAACCCTGAAACATGGGCAAAAGGTATGAAAGAATCATGGGTACACTATGCAAGTATCCCACCAGTCATTGAGATGCAGTTAAAACAAAAAGGCATAGACATTTATAATAAAGACCAAACAAAAGAATTACTCAAAGAGATAAATACAAACTATCCTTGGTTAAAGACAACAACTAAAAAACATGGATAGAAAAGAATTACAAAAAATACAATTAGCAATACATGATTTAATCAATAAAGAAGATTATGGCTCAGCGTTGCCATTAATTAACGCAGCATTAGAACATTACCCAAATGATGATGCTACATTAAATTTTATGGGTTACATTCATTTAATGGGTGAACAACCGGCATTAGCTTATCAATACTTTAGACGTGCATTACAAGAAAGTCCAAGTAATAAAGCATTATGGACATCACTCGGTCGTGCTTGTCATGAGATGGATAACTTTGAAGATGCGATACAATATTTTTTAAAATCAGCAGAGATAGACCCAAACTACGCATTAGCTTATAGTAATGCAGCAGCAAGTTTCATTCAAATGTCTGAATGGAAAAATGCAGAAGATGTATGTAAATTAGCATTAGAAGCTGATTCAAATGATAAAAATGCACAAATGAACTTGGCTCATGCTTATCTTGCTCAAGGTAAATGGAAAGATGGCTGGAAACATTGGGGTGAATCACTTAATAGTAAATTCCGAAAAGAATGGCATTATAAAGATGAGTCAAGATGGGAAGGTCAAAAAAATAAAAACATCGTGATATATGGTGAGCAAGGATTAGGTGATGAGATATTTTATGCTGACTGCATTAATGATGCTATCGCCATTAGCAACACTGTTCATATTGATTGCGACCCAAAATTAAAAGGATTATTTCAAAGAAGTTTTCCTGATGCTTTTGTTCACGGAACAAGACAGTCAGAAAGCGTTGAATGGTTAGATAAGTTTGAATTAGACCATAGATGCGCAATAGGCGGACTTCCTGAGTTCTTTAGGCATGATAATAAAGACTTTCCTAGAAAACCTTATTTATATGCCGACCCAGAGCGTGCAATCATGTGGAGAGCGTTGTTTGATAGTTGGAAAAGTAAAGTTATCGGTATTGCTACACATGGCGGTAATAAAAGAACAAATGAAAAAGGTAGAGAATTAACAGCAGAAGATTTAAAACCTCTATTAGATAGAGATGATATTACGTTAGTATCATTAGACTATAAAGATAAACATATTGATGGCGTTAAATATTTCCCTTTCGCTACTCAATCTGATGATTATGACGATACGGCAGCGTTAATATCTGAACTTGATGAAGTTATTGGTGTAAATACAACAGCATTACATTGTTCGGCGGCGTTAGGTGTTAAAACTACTTGTCTAGTTCCTAAATACCATCAATGGCGTTATGCTCAACCAAGTATGCCATGGTATAGACACATGAGTTTAAAATATCAAGATGATAAAACATGGAAAGAAATCATTGAGTCAATTAATATCTGAAGAATATAGAGAAATGCAGTCAAAACTGCATGAAAACCCTAACTATGGCATAGCATCTACTTACTTTGCTCCTATTGTAGACGACATCATTAACCAGTTTAAGATAACCGATTTATTAGATTATGGTGCAGGTAAATTAAGACTGCGAGATAGCATTAAATCAGAAGTGAATTACACAGCATATGAGCCTAGTAATCCTGATTATGATGATGAACCTGAGCCAACAGAATTTGTAACTTGTATAGACGTTCTAGAACATATTGAACCTGAGTTATTAGATAATGTATTAAATGATTTAAAAAGAGTTACATTAAAGTATGGATTATTTACGATTCATACTGGACCGGCAGTAAAAACACTTCCAGATGGCAGAAATGCTCATCTAATACAACAGCCTTATACATGGTGGCAACCGAAAGTAAAAGAACGATTTGAAATCGTGAGAGAAGTTGCTATGGATAATGGTTATCTTGTATTCGTAAAACACAAATAAGGACAATAAATGGCATTTACTAACTATACGTCATTCGTGACGACAGTAGAGAATTATCTTGCTCGTTCAGACTTAACTTCAGTTATTCCTGACTTTGTTGAACTTGCTCAAGAAAGATTATCTCGTGACTTACGAGTGCAAGAAATGTTAAAAGTATCTACTGCTTCTACAGTTGCAGGCGATAAGAATATTGCATTTCCTAGCGACTTTTTAGAGTTAAGAGAAATACATATTGATGGCACACCAATGGTAAATTTAGAATACCAAACACCTGATAAATTTTTCAGAAATGGTAAAGCACATCAATCTGGTGAACCTGTTTATTTCACTATGTTAGGTGCTGAATTTCAATTTGCACCAGTGCCTGACGGAACTCAAACAGTTCAAATACTTTATTATGCTAAACCTGACTTTATCAGTGCATCAACAGCGAGTAATATCTTTTTAGCATATTTCCCTGATGCTTTATTATATGCAACTCTAGCAGAAGCAGAACCATATTTAATGAACGATGAAAGAATCGCAATATGGGCATCTATGTATGATAGAGCAATCGCAAATATTAGAGAAAACGATAAGGGTGCAACATTCTCTAGTGCAACATTAAACGTAACAACTTCATA